CCGCCGCACGATCTCCGTGATCAGCGCCCGGATGTCGCCCCGCAGCTCGCGGAGCTCGTCGCGAATATCATCGAAGAGGCCGGCGCTCTCGCGGAGCGCGTGCGTGTTGCGGTTAAACGCCTCGATGATCTGGTCGGCCTTGTGGCTGTCAATCACCGCCCCCGCGAGCTCGACGTGCCTCGCGGTAGGCGCCTCGTCCTTCTCTTTGTCGTCGCGTCCCTTCTTGATGCCAAGCCACGACAAGAGGCCCACGATCACGACAAGAATTCCGTTTGCGACGGCATTGAGGTCAATCGGCCCCATGTCTGCCATGATGCTACTTTCTGCCGCGAGCGATGTCCGACCACGACCGATAGAGATTGAGAAGTTCGGCAAGGCAGATCGTCGATAGGAAGACTGGCCCGGACCATGCGCCGCCATTGAATAGAGCCGCAGCGAGGAGCCCGAGGCTGTACTGCGACCAAAAGATGATCCCGAACATCGTCGCCGTCAGGCGGAGGTGCGGGGAATATGGGAACGTTTTGAAAGTGCCGTTCACCGTCAAGGCGAAGAGCCGGATCGCGGCACATAGAAGGACGCCGACGGCCCATGTCTCTTGCGACGCCCACCGAGAGACCTGCTCGAAGGATCGCGAGGTCTCGAAGAGCTCCGGCTGATAGACGAGGACCACACCGAACAAGATCGCCGGATAGATCATAAGCCACTCGGTTGCCCGAATATGCCAGTGAGCCTTAATCCCCGATGCGACACGAACAATAATCATTGTGGGTCCTCCGAGAAAATCGGCGTCACTTGCGCGCGTATTCAACGGCTATACTCCCATAATGGTTCGCGCACCATTCGATGCGACGGTTCTCGTTTTCACGATTTATTTCCCACCGCTTTTGCGTGCCCCACACCGGCTCGTCGAGCTTCGGGACGACGGTCGGCATCGGATCGCGGCAGTAGGCCGGCCAGGGCGGGAGGTTGATCCCCGCATCCTGCCGGCCCTTCTGCGCTGCCGCCGCTTCAAGGCGGCGCTCGCTGGTCGAAGCTGCGCAACCGATCAAGGTCGTGCTGACGCCAGCGAGAAACATCAGGATCAGTGTCCTCGGCAATTGCCTTCTCCAATTCCTCGCGAGCGCGGTCGGCTTCGAGCCTCGCCTCGACGGCTTTCTTCTCCGCCTCGGCTGCGAGGCGCTTCATGATGTTGATCTGCCGCAGGAACTCGTCAGCCTTCTCGCGCACGGCGACGAGCTCGGCTCGATCGACGAGATCGGCCGTCGCCGTCCTGACAGCTTCGGCCTTCTCCTTCTCGATCTGGCCGACGACGAGATCGCGGACGATTGGGATGTGCTGGACGCCGGGGATGTCTCGCAGCCCCGGCACCCCTTCATAGTAGACGACGAGCGCGACGACACGCCGATGTAGCGGGCGATCGCGAGGAGGATGCTCATCATTCGGCATACCCGGCCGGCGGCTCGGTCGATGGGTCTCGCGTAGTCGGCGCGACCACGCGCTCGCGAACGACCTCCCGCTGATAGGGCGGATCGACCTCGGCCCGAGCTCGATCCGGGTTCCGGTCGTCCCATACCGCCCCGAAGACGTAGGAGCCGATGACGGAAGCCATCAGGAGGAGGCAGCCGTTGACGGTCGTCTCCGAGAGGTTGATGTCCCGGCCCCATACCGCGAGGTATGTCACCATGGCGATGCACCAAACGATCGTGCCGATGATGATCGCGCGGCGGATGCGCCACGAGCGCTCAAGAGGATCGCGATTTCCCATTACGGTTCTTTCAAGAGCTCGGCCGCTCGATCGTCCTTGATCCTTCGGATTGTCTCGCCGAGGCGAAGCATTTCCTCGAAGGTGAAGAGGTCGTTCCGGGCCTTGTTGCAAAGGCGGCAGCACGGAACGACGTTCGTCGTGACGTGGCCGATCGAGTTGTCGATCCGATCGCAGCCGCGAGGCTCATCAACTTCGCCGCAATAGATGCACGGCTTCGAGGTGATGTTCTCGGCGATCCATCCCGGCGAGAGGTTATTCTCGCGGCCGGCTTTACGGTCGTTCGACTTGTAGGTTCGCAGCAAGGCCCGTTCGCGATCGGCGGCGTACCGAAGCCGGTTATCCGTCCGCATCCGGGCCTTGTGACATTCTCGGCAGGGCTGCGTTACGCCGGCCCGCGTAGCTCTTGTCTTCGTGAAGAACTCCGGCGTCGCCGGCTTACTCGTCCCGCATTTTGTGCAGCGGAGGGCAGCCGTCAAAGACGAGCCGCCTGGCAGTGCATCCAGTCGAAGTTCTTCGCCCGCCCGAGCGAGAGCCAGCCCTCGGCCTCCCACGCCTGCCAGAAGGGCAGAGCGTCGTCCTTCGCGAGACGGGCCTTGTCCCGGCCCCATTGGAGCTGGTTGCGCTCGGGATCGAAGTCGATCGCGATCCCCCACGAGTGCATCGAGTAGCTGTTCCCGCCGCGCATCTTGCGGACGTTCAGCGATCCACCGAAGACGTTGATCCCGATCATCGAGCGCTCGGCCGCAGAGTAGGTCGAGGCGATCCGCTCGAAGGCGCGGGAGGCGGAGGCGGCGACCTTCGCGTGAAGCGGAATGCGACGCACGCGCACGGCCTTATCCCACGCGATGTAGAGATCGAAGGGAACCTCGACGATCACCTGATTGCTGCCGACGGCGCCGAAGAACTTCGGGACATCGATCTGCCGGGGCCAGTTCTTCGCCGGGCTCATTCCCGTCCCGAGGTCCTGCGGCACCTGAACGTCGCGGTTCGGGATTTGCACCATCACGCCGGGCGTGACGGCGCTTGCCGGCGCGCGGAGCGCCTGCACGACGGCAGGGTCGGCGGTCCCGTCGATCGTCAGGCCATGGGCCTTCTCGAAAGCCTTGAGCGCCGCGATCGTCTTGTCGCCGAGATCGCCGTCGATCGGCCCGACCGGGTAGCCGTGCGCCGTCAGGCGGCTTTGCAGCCACTTGTTAAAGTCTACGTCTGACATTTCGCGTGATCCTTCAGCGCAAAGAAAAAGCCCCGCCGGATCGGCGGGGCTCTGAGTTGTTTCGCGGTGATCGGGACGACGCTAGAAGCTGTCGGCCTTCACGCCGCTCTGACCGTTAATTGATTTCGATCACCCCGGTCACAATGAGGTTCGCCCCTGCATTGCCGGCGAATGATCCGTCGGTATTCACAATGCGAACGAAGCTCTCGCCAACGAAGGAAACAGCACCGACAACCTTCGGGTTCCCGTCGACACGATGGCCATTCAGCACACATGCCTCCTTCGCGGACATCCCCGAAGGCAGTGAGGCCCGCAGCTCTGTCGCGGCAGTACCCACAGTCGCCACCTGCACGTTGAGCCTCACAAGGAGCGTCTTGCCGATGCGCTTGAATGCCCCTGTCGCGGACGCGGACCCGAACCAGCCGGCGAATGCCGTCACTGCCGGGGTATAGGCAGTCCACGCGCCACCGGCAATGTCGATCTCCCCGTTCGCGTCAACCGCGAATTTGTCTCCGTAGCGGAGAAACCAACCGTCTGCCCTGATCGCGTTGGCATCGGCGTGATAACCATTGCGCCACTTACCACCGTTCGGGCCGTCCGAGATTGTCGACGCAGCGGTTCCGTCGAACGTGCCCTCGTTAACAATCTTCTTGCCGATGACGGCGTAACCCTTCACATCCGGCTCGTAGTACCAAGTTCCCTTGATCGTGGTTTCGTCGCCGACCAAATAGCCAATGGTACCAGACGAGATGTCAACGACGGTATTCAGTGCCCAGGCGCCGACTACTTGGTTAGTCGCCGAGAACGGGAGACCGGCCTTCGCACCGCCCTTGACAACCACTTGCGCCGCAAGCGCTCCGTTATGCCCGGTCTTGTCTTCATGCTGCATGAAAACTGCATGTGTGAACTTAGAAAACCAGTGTAAGGGATTGTTGCTTTGCCCGTTCGGAAGCTGCGCGGTGATATCCGGGGCAATGCCGTAGTGCATAACGCCGAATTCCGTGGCCTGGCTGTTTGATGTCAGGCCGGGGAATGACATTCCATGAAGCGTCCGATAATGACTACGGCGCCAAGCGCCGTCCCGCAGTATCGCTAGGCCCTGCGCCCAAAATTTCCGCGTGACGGAAACGGCCTTGGAAATATAGTCGGCAGGGGAGTAGTCCTCCATGATGTCGTATTTGACGCCATCCGGGTTAGTGCCGCCGACAGCGGCTCCCGGCCCGAAAGATAGCACCAGGCTCTTGCCGGAATAAGATACGCTTCCATTGATCGTATAGGTGCCGATCTGGGTGAACCGCAACTTCGATTTATCGGAAGCCGCGTTGACCATTGTTTGCAAGTTGGCCGTTTGGTCAGTGGCTCCGATGGTAACGGAATATTGGCGCCCCTCATAATGCTCAAGCCCGTAATCCGCCTTTCTGCCTTGATCTGCGTTGGCCACCCCTACATCACTATCCCATATGTCGCCAATATATTCTCCTGTTACTGGATTATTCTTCACCATCGCTACCGATCCAGACGGGCGCAGATACATCATGACCCTATCAAATTCGTCGCCAGGCGCGCGCCAATAGTGACCGCCATAATCGCCGATAGACCTATTTGACCCCTGAAATAGAGGGGCCTTGGCCGTCCCAGAAAACTCAGGGTTTGCTTTCGGGGCGAGCGTAGAGAAGGCGTTATTGATCTGCGCCTGTAGCTTACCTAGCGCAGCAAGCAGAGTGTCTCCGGCGGAGATAGCTGTGTTGGTGGTAGTAGAAAGGCCGCTCAAAACCACATCGCGGACACGCTGCGCCGTGAAGAAAAGCTTGCTTACGCCTTCTTCCAGCTCGTCAGAATTGCCAAGCAGCCCCCTTTGCCGGACCCACGATGAACCCGACCAAGTATACAGGCCGTTCTTCGCAGGGTCAGGATCGTTCATGACGATACCTGTAGGCTTGAGCCCTGCACTCGGATTAGGCAATGCTTGCAGATCAGCAAGGGTTGCGACGCCGAAGCTACCGAGCCGCTGAATACCAACACCAAATCCGAACATTCTCGCAGTCCTTTCGTGGTAGCGGCTCGACGAGCCGCGCAAAGAGAAAGCCCGGCTCGATGGCCGGGCGCTGTGGACCTCGGATCAACCGAGATCGGGATCGGGCGGGAGACCTTCGTCGTCGGCGTCGCCCGATGACGAGGAGCTCTTCGCCCGGCTGTCCTTGCCCGCCGAGCCCTTCGGCTGGCGGAGCTCAAGGGTCGTGATGAAGCCGGAGCGCGAATAGTCGTGATCGACGCCCTCGATCCGATAGGTCCCATCGACGCCGGGGCGGCAGCCCACGACGACGCAAGTCCCTTCCGGCTGCGCGGCGATGTTTCCCTCGATCGTGACCGAGCCTTCGCCGCTCTTGCGGTCGCTTTCGGCCGCGTCTGATCCGGCCTGCTCCTTCGCCCGGTCCTGATCCGGCTCGGGGAAGCGGGCGGGCTTCGTCGTCTCGCCGCCTTCGGTCCCGGTGTCGGCCGTCTCTTCGTTCCATTCCGCCGCCTTCGCATCGTACCAGCGGGCGAGCGTCTTCTGCTCGATCGGGCGCCCGAGGATCGGCGTGATGTTGTAGCTGTGCAGGTTCCCGCCCCACTCCGCTGTGACGGAACCGAGCGCGCTCCCACCGGCCGACGTGCCGCCGTTGCGCTTTGCGAGGACAGCCTGATCCCCGACGATCTTGAAGGTGCCGCCGACCTCGCGCGCGAGGCGCTCGCCGAAGGCGACGAAGCTCTCGTCGTCGAGGGCGATGTATTTCCGCTTGATCGAGGCGAGCTCGCCATCGACCTTGACGGCGATCCCCGCATCCTCGCCGGCCTTCTTCAAGGCGTCGCCGATCGTCGTATCGTCGAAGTGCTTCCGCTGGCCCTGCTTTGCCTTCCCGCGCGTGTCCATCCCCTTCGCGGTGATCGAGACCGTCCGGCCCCCTCGCCCGCCCGAGGCGTTCACTTCATCGACGGTGCCCTCGAAGACGAGGCCGATGCCCTTCCCTTCCCATCCGAGGAGGATCGAGACGCGAGCGCCAGGCGAAGGCAGGACGAGGCGCCCGTCGGTGTCATCGACATCGATCGTAGCGCTATCGCTCGACTTGCCGGCGCGATCGCTGACACGCAGGCTGATCAGGATCGGGTCTAGCTTCGCGGTGATATCCGTCCCGCCGACGCGGACGGCGAAGATCGCTTTCATGCGCTACCCCCACAGGCGAACGGGCGTTACCTCCGGCTCGCCCTTCTCCGCCGGGATCGGGACCTTCACGACGGTCCCGACTTCGAGGAAAGGCCCCTGCCGCGCGAGCGCCGGGTTGATCGAATAGATGCGCTCGACGAGCCCGGCCATGGGGCGGCGGAAGCGCCGCCACACGAGGAGCGAGACGGTCATTCCCTCCGACCCGATGGTGAAGCTCTCGATCGTTTCCGTTGCCATCAGAGGAGCCCCTGCATCAGCGAGAAGAAGGAGAAGGGCGACGGCAGCGGTGCCCGGCGAAGGTTGATCGAGACCTCGATCTGCTTGCCGACGCCGTGCTGAGTGAGGAAGCTCGACCGGCTTTGCACGCCGAGGATGGCGAACCAGCCGTAAGGCGTCCCATCGCCCCGCATGAGGTATTGCGGCTTACCGCTCATCCGCATCTGCCGGAGGAGCTCAAGCTCATCGAGACCGCCGAGCTCGTGCGGGAAGAGCCTCCCGCTCAAGCTGATCGAATTCATTGCCTCGCCGACAAACTCGATCGGCTGCTCGGTCCCGACGACCGGCTTAACGGCATAATCCGTCTCGCCGGTCTCGGTGATCTCGTGCACATTGAAGGGCGCAATTTCGATCCGAAGCGCCCCGAGCATCATCAGCATGTCAGCGCGCTCCCATGTCCGCGTGAGCCCCGCGCAGGAGGCGATTGATCCGATCCTCGACCTTCTTCGCGACCCGATCGGCTACAGCCTCGGGGTCGCCTGCGCCTTGGATGTGGAAGGGGCCGATCTGTCCGATCGACGGCGAGGATTTGCTGACCGGCGTAATCGTCCCGGCCGTTTTCGGCCGAAAGATTTCCTCCTCCCCGCCGTCGCCGACGAGGAAGGAGCCGCCAGGCCAGACGTTGCCGCCCTTGGCGCGATGGCCGGAGACGGCGGGCGTCTTGTTGTCGTTCGACGGCTCGGAGCTCCCGCCGCCGGCCCACGAGGGCAGCGACGGCCATTTGATCAGGCCCGAGATATCGATGCTCCCGATCGCATCGACGATCTTTCCGGGCAGGCTCTTGAACCATTCGAGGAGGCCGTTAAACGCCGACTTGATCGCGTTGATCATCGCGTCGGCGACCTTGTAACCGGCCTGCTCGAAGCCCGCCGCCTGCTCGTCCGACAGGATTTCCCGCTGGAAGAAGGAGCCGATCCACGAGGCGAACTCGCCGATCTTCTGCCCCGCCCACGAGAAGCCATCGCCGAGCGCCTTGACGGCGATCTTCACCGGCTCGATCGCCGGGGCGAAATGCTCGAAGACGGGTTGCAGCTCCTCGCCAATCCGCCGGGCAACGCCGGAGACGACCGAGGAGATACGATCCCAATATTTCCAGAGCAAAGCCCCGGCACCGGCCACGACGGCGACGCCGGCCCCGATAGCGACCCACGCGGGCGCGGAGATCGCCGCGAGAGCACCGCCTATCGCGCCGAGGGCGCTGCCGATAGCCGCGACGCCGGGGACAGCAAGGGCCATCCCCTTGAGCGCGTCCACGGCCACAGCAAGGCCGGTGTAGCGGNNNCCGCTCATCGCTGCGAGCGCCCGCTGCAAGGCGATCATTCCGCCGGCCCCGCGCGCCGCGCCGATCGCTGCCTTCCCGACGGTATTGAAGCCGATGGAGAGCATCGTCAGGGCGCCGCCCTTGCCGAGCAGGCCGACAAAGGTCAGGCCCGCCATCGCCGCCTTGAAAGCGACGACGCCGGCCGCAGCGGCGAGGACGTTCCGCGTGAGCTCCGGGTTCGCCTGGGCGAAGTCCGTGATCGCCTCGACGATCGGCGCAAGCCGATCCATCAGGTCGTTCAAGGCCGGGATCAGCGCGGCGCCGATGACGATCTTGAGAGCCGTCATCCGATTGCCGAAGGTCTGAACCGCGTTCTCGAAGGTCTTCGCGCGGACGCCGAATTCCTTGAAGGACGACCCGGCATATTTCGCCTGATCGTCTACGAGGCCGAGGCTGTCGCGGACGAGCTGCAAGTTCGTGAGGAGCGGGCCGAGAGCCCGCGCCTCATTCCCGAAGAGGTCGGACGAGATCGCCGCCTGCGTCTCCTTCGGGAGCTGCGCGATCTTTTCGAGGACCTTCACCGTCGTGCCGACGGCATCGGTCTGCATCGCCTTCGCGACCTTCTTCGAGTTGAGGCCAAGCTTTTTGAAGGCGTCGTTCTGGCGCTTCGTGGCGCTGCTCCCGCGCGTCAGCGCCATCCCCATGTTGCGGAAGGAGGTTGCTGCGACCTCGCTCTCGGCGCCCGAGGAGATCATCGCGGAGGCAAAGGCCGAGACCTGCGTCGCCGTGAAACCGAACTGCTTCGACTGCGCGCCGACGCGGCGCACCACGTCGAGGATTTCGGCCGCGCTCGATGCCTGCGCGTTCGACAGATGGTTTATGCTGTCGGTGAGAAGCACCGCCTCGTCGATCGTGATGCCGAGGCCGGTCATCAGCTTCGCCATCGCGTCACCGGCTTGGTCGGCCGAGATATCGAAGGCGACCCCGATCTTCGCCGCCGCTTCGGTGAAGCGGATGATGTCGTCGCCGGCAATGCCGGCCTGACCGGCAGCAGCCGCGATCTGCGCGAGACCGTTCACGGAGAGCGGGACCGTCTTCGAGAGCTCGACGAGCTGCGCCTGAAAGTCCTTGAAAGCCTTCGGCGTCGGGAAATCGACGACCTTCCGAACGTCGGCCATCGCGCTTTCAAATTCCATCGCCGCCTTGACCGGGCTGCCGATGGCGGTCTTGAGCGCATAGAAGCCGGCGACGGCATCGACGAGGCCGCCGCGAGCTCGGTCGAGGGCGGCGTTGTTCCTGTCGATCGCGACCGAGAGCCGCTGCCCGAAGCTTCCGCCGGCAGCGGCCTTGTTCAGCCCGAGGAGAGCCTTCGCTGCACCTCTGGCCGGGCCGGATACCTTATCGATCAGCCGAACGACAAGGGATGACGTGAGGGTCTTGCCGGCCATGCCGTCAGCTCCTTAGTTCGCGTGCGATCTTCCGCGCCTGCTCGTACATGCGCAGGAGGAGCGAGATCGGCGTCTTGCGGCATTGCGGGAAAGGCGTGTTCAGGAGGTGCGCAACGATGGCGACGATCCGATCGCCGTTCTCGCGCCACAGCCTCGCGACCTTGATCAGGTGCCCGAGGTCCCCTCCTATTCCCCCAACAAAGGGGCGAATGCCTTGCTTGCCCCCTCGATGTCGCGCTTGTTCATCTTGCGGACGATATCGATCGGCTGACCCGAGAGGATCGAGATCAGCATATTGATCTGCTTGATCGACGGCTGTTCGTCCGGCCCTTCCTTGATCCCGAGCTCGTCGATCGCTTCGAGAGCTTCACCGTCCGGCTCGCGGAAGACGAGCTCGGAAATCTGCGCCCCGCCTTCGACGGGGACCGGGAAGAGAAGGGGATAGCGGGCCTCGCCCCAGGCGACGGCGGAATTCGTTTCGGCGTTCATGTTTCGGCGTCCTTGTTACAAAGAAAAAGCCCGCCGGAGTTACCCGGCGGGCTCGCTGGCTGCTTCCCTTCGGCCTGGCTTACGCCACGCCCGGAATGCGGAGGATGCGGTTCGTCTCGGCGTTCTGGTCAACGCCCTTGATGCGCCACTTGTTGGTGAAGAAGTCCCACTCGATCAGCGGCGCATTGTCGAAGAACAGGTCGTAGCGCACGACGGAATTCATCGCGTACTCGTGGCCCTGCAATTCGCCGCGCGTGAAGGCGTCGGGAGCGACGCGGCCGAGGCGAGCCTCGATAACCGCCTTGCTCTCGATCTCCCGGCCCGTCCGCTGGTCCTGAATGACCCCGTAAGCCGTGAAGACGTTGCGGATTTTCGCGCCGAGGCCGAACTCGGCCATCAGGTCCGGGTCGAAGCCGTTCAGCTTGAACGTCGGCTCAAGCTTTTCGACGCCGACCTCGAATTCGACCGAGACCATGCCCCCACCGGGAGCATGGTCGGCGTAGATCGCCTGCAAATCGGGGAGCTTGAGCTCCGCGATCGTCAGGTGCTTGCTCTTCGTCGGGTCGTGGTCCCCGCAGAAGAGGTTGACGGCCTTCATCAGGTAAACCGTGCTGCTCATGTTTTTCAGCCCTTTCCGTTGGCGCGCTTAGGCAGCGGTTTCGAGCTGCGCGAGCAGATTGTCGAGGAGCAGGTCGAGCGCCGGGCGATACCGCGAGGAGCGGATGCCGAGGTAGCGCAGAACCGGAGCTTCTTCGGCCGCGAAGTTGACCACGAACTTGCCCTGCCGGAGGTTCTCCGGCGTGTTCTGGTCGCGCTCGAAGCCGACCGTGAAGCCGAGGATGTCCCCGTCGGCCTGCAAGTCGCGGAGCGCCGAGTTCATCGTGTTCGTGATCGCCTGGATGGTCTGCCCCGTCAGGTTGAACCGGCCGAGGTAGAAGCGGAGCGTGCGGAGGAACATCAGGTGGATGAAGTCCCGGCCGCGCGTCACGTTGTAGAAGCGCCAGAGGTCGTCCTCCGCCGCCGTGTCCGTGCCGACGAAGACGAAGCCGCCCGAGGCGATCGCGGTCTCGACACCGGCTTCGCCGCGCAGGATCACGCCGCCATTGTTGGCGAGGATGCTCTGCCCTTCGGTCGAGCCGTCGGTCAGCGAGAAGTCGATATAACGGTTCGGCCCGACGATCCCCTGCATGGGCTGGTTCGCCCACGAATGGAACGGGCGCCCGCCCTTCTCGTGGTCGCGGCGCACCGCGATCCCGAGCACGCCGCCGACGCTATCGACGACCGTCGCGTTCACGCCGACCTTCGCCCAGGTCTCGACCGGGATCAGGCGATCGCTTTGCAGCGTCTCGCGCCAGTCGATGAAAGCCTGCTCCGTGGTATGCGGGCCGGACACGACCGCGTGAGCGATCAGCGCCCCGAGGAGGGACGGGAGAGCCGCGCAGACGGGGTTCGCGAGGTCGTCGATCGTCGCCGTCGCAGCAGCACCGGAACCGCCGCCGCCCGAGAAGGCAACCGTCGGCGCCGAGGTGTAGCCGCTGCCCGGATCGGTGATCGTCACGGAGACGACCTTGCCGGCGTCTGCGCCGGTCCCGAGGACCGCCGTGCCGGCCGCGCCCGTACCACCGCCGCCGGAGAAGGCAACGGTCGGGGCGCTCGCATAGCCGGAGCCCGGAGTGCCGACCGTAACCGCATCGACGCCGGTTGCACGCTGATGCGTGTAGCCGGGAACGCCGATCAGACGCGGGACGACGCCGAGCTTCGGGCCGGCGAGACGCAGCGCGTGGATGCCGGTCTTGAGCGAGGAGCTCCCGACGAGGTTCGCGATCGTCTCCTCTTCATCGGCGCCTTCGGTGACGCGCGCGATGACGATCTTCGCCGAGACCTGAAACTCGCCGAGCTGCGCGTTGATGAGCTCGATCTGCGCCGGCAGCGTTCCCGTCGCGCCGAGCGCGGTCAGCGCGGCGGTGTCGTCGGAGTAGATCAGCACCGGATCGTTGACCGGGTAGAGGGTGGCGTTTGCAGCGGGGGCCGTTCCGACGAGGCCGATCACGGCCATGTCGGCGACTACCGCCGGGCGCGGCTCGTTATCGAGGCGCGTGATTGAAATGCCGAACGTCGGGTCGGACATCGCTTTCTCCTTAGTTGAAACGAAAATGCCGCCTTGCGGCGGCGGGCATTCTATCGCCCGGCAGGGCCGGGCGTCAGGTCTTGATGATCTTGTTCAGGATCAATGTCGGCTGAACGTTCGGGTGCGCGTTGCCGCTGCCCGTCTGTTGCGTTGCCATACCGCTTGCATATCCAGACCCTTGCTCTGCCACAACGTCAGCGCCGCCAGAGGCCGTGTTTCGACTGCCGAGTGCTTCGATATTGTGGGAGTGCGGCGGGAGCTGCGCGATCGTTAGGGTATGACTTTCGGAGCCGCCACTTGCACCGAGCGAGGCGCCGGCTACAGGGGAGGTCAACCGGCTTGCCGCCGTCCCGCCCATGTCATCCTTACCGGCCGCGACACGGCCCCGAAGATCGGGGAGGTTGAACGTCGTCGATCCGTCCCCTGTGCCGTAGGCCGTCCCGATCGCGGCAAAGAGCGCCGCGTAAGTCGTCCGAGACACGGCCTGGCCGTAGCACAGAAGATACCCGGTCGGCGCCGACGACCCTGCGAAATCGAGGACCGTCCCAGGCTGCACACCGAGACCAGCAGCCGTGTAGAGCGTATCGAAATACGTCTTCAGGGTCGCCTTGATCGAGGCCCACGTCAGGCGCTTCAAGGCATTGCCGGCAGCGCTGTCGAGGGAAAGGACGGTATCGGCGTCAACTGGCGTCGCCTTGACCGCCGCCGCCGCAAGCAGCGCCGCGTCATACTTGCTGTCGAGCGCCGTTTGCAGGTTCGTGATCTGCGCGATCGAATGGGTATGGGCCCCGAGGAGCGTCGTCGGGCTTTGGGGAACCCATCCCGACGACGTTTTCGTGAGCACGTACCCATCCGGTGCCCCTGCCGTCCCGCTGACCCCGTTTATCTGGTCAAGGTCATGGGTATGGTTCGCCGCCGCCTTGTCTGCCAAGGCGGCGGTGAGGCCGGTAACTTCGCTCATCGCGTGCTGGTGCACGCTCGGAGCCTTTCCGTTCAGAGCGACGAGGATTGCGGCAACGTCCGCGTCGATCATGTCGTAAGCCTGCATCAGCAGGAGAACGTCATCGCTGACGAAATTCGAGCTGACCGGCTTTGGGTAGCCGCGATTGGTAGTATTTGCCATTCACGGCCACCTCTTACATGACCGCCGCCCCAAGATCGCAGATCAGCGGGCGAGCCGCAGGCCCGCCAGTGATGGTGATCTTCAAGCGGCCTTGCGTTGCTGTGATCCCGGTTGCTTCGTGCTTTTCCTCGACCCACCCCGGAAAGCTGAGTTGCTCGGTCGTGATCAGCGGGAGGTTGATCCAGCTTCCATCGGCCTTGTCGTAAGCCATCGCGACGGTCGCGCCTGTCGGCAGGAACGCCTTGAAGTAGCTTGTCAGCTTGACGGCCGAGCCCAACTTGAAGGCGCGGCAGACATAGGTCCCCTCGGTCGCGATCTTGCCGGCGACGAGCATCACCGGGGCGTAAAGAACCGGCGAGAGCTTTTCCGTCCCGCGCAGGATCGCGCGGAGCTGAACGGTCTCCGTGAGGTATTCCGTCAACTGCACGACCTGATACGGAAGGAGCTGGATGATCCCCCCGCCAGGGCGAACGATCTCGAAGACGACGCTGCAATCTTCCGACGGCAATTCAACATCCGCCCGAACCTGCAAGTCGCTCGCGTCCACGAGGTTGAAGCTCCCGAGGCTGACGGTCTTCGTCAGCGACGTGAACTTCGCCGCCACGACGCGGAAGGCGAGGTCGTCGTTCTGGTGCGGCGTCCACGTCTGAGCGTTGGACGACGAGAGCAGAACGCCGGTCGTGTAGGGCTGTGCTCCGATCCAGCTTTGCGCCGCCGTATCGAAGCCACCGAGGCTCGCAATCGCGAGCGAATGATCTGGATCATCCGTCTTGACCACGAACGCGCTAGCCCGATCGGGGAGCGTGAGGACCGGAAGCCGGTAGCGAGCCGATTTCCACCCAAGGACCGAGCCGGCCATTGGGACAGGAGCTTCCGCGACGATCGCCTCGTTCGGAATACCCACCTCGACCCCGACCTGATGGACGAGGAGGTCCTTCGAGAGCGAGCCGAGGGCGCACAACCGAAAATCCACGCCGACAATCTGCCGGGCCTCCGCAGGCGTGAACGTCTGCGCAAGAGGGTCGTTCTTGACGCCGGTACGACCCTCGGTGTTGAGGGTGAATGGCCGTTGATTGACGGGTACGGAGACCACGCGCTGCCAACGCTCGATTGTCGTCACCTGCCGGAGGACAGTGATCTCGATTGAGCCGCGCCCTGTGAAGAGCGCGGACGCCTTCGCGCCGCCCGCGCCGGTCGCCGCGACACGCTTCGTCCCGGCCGGCACGTTCGATGGGATCGTAAAGCTCCCGGTGATCTCGCCCGCCCCGTTCGCCGTCTGCGTCCCCGGCGGCTTCACGTTGATGCCGTCGAAGGTGAGCGTCGCCAAGTTCTCGCCGGGGCCGAAGCCCGTAAGCTTGAAGGCGACGGCAATCGGCCGGAGGAACTCCGCCTGCTGCTGCCGCTGATCGACGACCGACGTGTCGGTCGAAGATACGACGAGAGGCCCGTTATCGCGGCGGAGGCCACGATTGAACTCGACGGTTTCCGGGCTCGCCCATACCGTCTGCTTCTCGACCCAAAAGTCGGAAGCCGGCGTCAGGCCCATGCCAGCCGGCATCGGCTCGAAGTTCTGATACGGGTTGATCTTCATGCAGCCGGAGACGAGCTCCTGCCGGATGATGATCTCCTCGACGTAATCGAGCATCACAGGCGCGGTGAGCGTCGCGGTGAAGAACGTCGGCTCGATCGCGAGCTCCATCACGCCGTCGCCGACGCTAGCCGTCTGTGCCACGCCACCGTCGCGATAGAAGTCGTCGGTGAAGGGATCGACGAACGTTCCCTTCTTCGCCGTCGGCTCCCGCGCGTCGATGCCGCTCTTGAGGCGCTCTAGCTGGATCAGCCGCTCGTGATCCATCAAGCGGCCGAGGAAGCGCCAGAGCTCCGCGTATGGAACGGAGCGGATGCCGCTGTTGACGACATCGGGCTTCCCCATCCACGAATTGCGGACCTCGGCGAGGGCAAGGACCGTGCTCGGAGCAGCCGGCGGGAGCGGGTTTTCGCGGGCGGAAATGCCCTTGATGTAGACCGCTTCGCCTGCGCTGTTGAGGCCGATCACGTCTATCCTCGGCAGCTTGTAGTCGTAGCCGAGGATCACCGTCGTTCCGGTCACGCCGCCCGCGAGGGTGATCGACGTATCAGTGACGGCGGTCGGCGTGACGATCGCGAGGTACTGATACTTGACCGTGTAGCTCGACGACGGCGCGGGCTCCGCGCCGCCGGGAGACCAGTCAACCGTGTCCCCGGTGCGGATATAGTCCGTGGTGGGGACGAACGTCGTGCCTCCCTGCTTGACCTCAAGGATCGCGCTCACGCTGTTATTCGGAAGCGCGTCCGCGCCGCCGGCAACAGAGCCGCGCGTGATCGTCTCGGTGACTTCCTTCGTCACGAGGCAGGCATTCACCGCCGCGATCGGGAAGCGGTTCGTCGTGAACGTAGCCGTCGCGCCGCCGGGCCATGTGCGGGGCTCGCCCGCGACTTCCTCGACATCGAAGTCTTCCTCGTGGGAGACGCGAAGGGCGGCGAAGCGGGTCCGCTTGAACCCCTGAATATTCGCCTCGCCTTCCTCGATCGAGAAAATCTGATCGTTGTCGATCTTCCCGAGGGCGGTCACGCGGCAGCCGTTCACGATGTAGTTGCCGTGGGCCCCACGGTCGTAAATCGCGATCGACTGATTGATCCCGTCGAGGGCCGGCGGCGGCGTCTGATCGAGGATCGTCCCGTCCTGCATGATGTAGACGGGAACGAAGTCGCCGGCCCCGTCGTCGTCGCTCAAGGCCCATGAGATCGAGACCGCCTCGCGAGCGGCGCCCGGCTCGCCCTGGCCGAGCGAGCCCTCGACGATGCCGAGGAGCTCGGGGTCGTCCTCGTGATCGAGATAGGTCGTCACGATACGAACGCCGATCTCGATCCGCCCGACCATGGACACGTCATCGAGGACGAGCGCCGCAACCGGCAGAACGTCCCCGGCAACATAGATGCGCCCGGCCGTGAGGATGAGCTGCCCCGTCGGGTCCTCGGGATCGGCGCGAACGACGATCGCTCCGGCTCCTTCGACGCGATCGCCATCCTTTGCAATCAGCCGGCCGAGGCGGTCGTGACGACCGCGCGCGATGGTCTGCGCCTCATTGAGCTCGGCGGATTGGATGAACCGCTCGCCCGAGAAGACGACGCCCTGCCATTCCGAGTGCTCGGGCGCCCGGTCGTAGGCATTCGTGATGCCGCTCTTGTGTTCGTGGGCCATCAGAACCTCAACATCAGTTTGATCCGCTCGCGCACCGTGGCGCGCAGCGGAATATCGATCGGGGATGCAGCTATCGGCACGCCCCCGACGAGCTCGTCGGGAGCAAGCCAGAGGGCGCCAGGCGGGACGCCCGGCGCGAGGGTTGCCTCGAAGACGAACTCGGCGGTCTTTGCGACGACGCCGGCACCGTTGCCGGCATCAGTCATCGCCTCGATGAAGACCGTTCGCCCGGCGATCGTCGATTTGTAGCGCGCGCCTCCGAAGAGGTACGCGCCCGCGAGATCGGGATCGACCTGACGCACAGCGCGCGCCCTGCGATAGCCGATGAGGTCGCCCGCGCCATCGCGAAGTGCGATGTACGCAACCTTCCCTGCAAACCATCCGGCGAGCGCGATCTGCCTCTGCGCCACCGCATCGGAGACCCACGGGAAGTTCGCTTCCGCCCAAGGGAACGCCATACTCTGCCATGTGCTCGCGCTGGCGTTGCCAACGTCGAGCAAGAGGGGGCGGTTCAGCGTCGAAGGCACGAGGGTGAACGGGCCGATCACGCCGATGAACGACTGCCCGCTGTTGTCATCGAAACGGGCGACGATATTGTTCAGACCCGGCGGAATGAGCAGCGTCAGGATATCGGCCGCACGATGCCCGGTGATCTCTGTCCCGACGATCGGCGACGTGACTTTCGATCCGAGCTCAACCTGAAAGCCGAAGAGATCGACCGTCAGGACCGCGCCGGGATCGACGAGCGTCAAGTCCACCCATTGCCCGGCAATAGCGCCTGTCGTGAACGGGGCACTCTTTACACGCACCCATTCTCCCTCGACGAGCTGGCTGAACACGTCCTGAAATCCGCCGTCCCCTCCGCCCGTCGTTACTCCTGTCGCGGAGATCAGGCGGGCGAAGAATGAGAACGAATAGGTCGTGCTCGGAAGAAGGCCGGAGGCAGGGACAAGGAAGGTGCGCCCCGCGTCGGCCGTGAAGGTGACACGGATCGCCTGACTGCCCCCGAAGGGGTCGTCGAGGGCGATCTGATCCACGACCGCCGCCGTCTCGTCCTCCATCGGATTGAACTCCGGCGGAATGAAGAGACAGAGCCGATCGATCAGTCGTCGCGATCTCGTCGATCGCAAACTCGGTCCATACGCCGGCCGCGTTGGAGTGCCATTTCGGCGTCGCGCGCGAGAAGGTGATCGCCTCCTCGATCGGCACCGGCTCCTCGTCAACGATCGCGGTCAGCGCGACGAGATCGACGAAATAGTCGTCTTCGGCGACACCGAGTATCCAGTTGTCGAGCGCTATGCCCTCCGCCTCTGTCATGACGTGCGAGAGCTCGTGCACTCGGCCGAACGACCACAAGGGCCCACCGGGGCGAAGCCGGACACCGCTCTCGAAATCGAGGAGCGAGGCATCGAGCCGGTTCACGTCGCCCTCAAGGGCGGGCGCATCGTAGCCGAAGACCCCGCGCCGAAAGTCGGAGCGGTAGGGCGTGGAGAGATCAACGATCTTCTCGATCCGCTCAAGGTGCGGGAAGTCGGCCGGCGGCAGGCTCTCGAAATAGAGCTGGAAGCTGTTCCACCACTCCC